GTCAGTGCCGGATGCCAGTTCCTTGTAGGCGTTGACCATGGCGGTCACATTGGTGGGATTCAGCCCGGACACATCGGTGCCCGTGGTGGCTTCGGCATAGGTCTGCACATAGGCCACCAGCCCGGCGGGCGTAAGGGAGGATTTATCCGCGCCTTCCGGCTGCTCTGTATACTTTGCCACAAAGGCATCCACCAGCGGCTGCTGCTTGGTCGCGTTCTCCGCTTCCGTATAGCTCTGGACGATGGCGTCTGTAGTAATCGCACCGGGGTTCGCCGCCCATTCCGTCCACCGGGCTTGGGCTCCGGTCATGTCCAGATCGGTGGCGATCTTGAGGACTTCCTCACCGACGGCCTCGCCGAACATTTCGTTCAGACTGGTCAGGTTCGGATCCCAGCTGTTGCTGTTGAGATACGCCTGGATGGCGGCAAGCTGATCCAGGGCGCCGGTAAAGTCGATGTCCGGGAAAAGAGCCTGCACCTCGGCTTCCGACATGCCGCTGTCCATCAGGGACTGGATCTGAGTCAGCAGCGCCACGTATTCCGTCAGCGCGCCTTCGTCCATCTGACTGGTCAACTGGTTCAGCTGAGGCAGGAACTGCTTCTTTTCCGCGTCGGTTTCGGCGGCGCTGTACTGCCGGAGCAGCTGTGTCAGGTCGCCGATTTGCGTCCTCGCGGTCTGGATATTCGTTTCTTCCCATACCGGCGGAACGATCTCGGAGAGGAGCTGCGCGTATTCCAGCGCGTTTGCCCGTCTTCCGGCGTTGTACCGCTCGTTCAGCGCGTTGATGGCTGCCTGTTTCTCGGCCTCGTCGTCCATCAGCTGAATGACGGCGTATTCCGCGTCGTACTGCTCGTCCAGCTCCCTGTTCAGAGCGGCCAGCCCCTCGGCGGAGGCAACCACGGCGTTCTCATACACATCGTTTGAGACTTCCTGTCCGCGCGCCTGGGCCCGGGCGATCTCAGCGTTGACCTTCTTGCGGATGGTCTCGAAGCCCTCGGTTTCGCTGCCGCCCTCCGACACCAGCTTGTACTTGATAGCGATGGCGTCCCTGGCATCGACCAGTTCCTGCAGACGGATCCGGTCGGCGTCGGTGAAGTTCCGGCTCTGACGCTTCTTCAGCAGACGCCCGATCTCCTTATCCATGGAATCAAGGGTATCGAGGTCGGCCTGCATCTGAGCGGACAGCCCTGTGTACCCGTGCGCGTCGGCGGTAGCCTTCAGGCCCTCCAGTCCGGTCCGCGTTTCGGCGGTCAGGTTCTTCCAGCTGTCCGTCCACTCTTTGACGATGGCGTTGGTTTCCTTCTTGCCGTCCGTCCAAACCGTGATCAGGCCGGAAAGCCACTGGGCGGATGTCTGTCGCACGTTTTCTCCGGACTTTACGAAGTCATCAGTGGACATGCCGAAGAAAGACAGTCCTTTGCTGGAACCGTAGAATGTATCGGCGGCGGTTTCCTTCCAGCTTTTCGCCGTCTCCTCCATGCCCTTCAGCGCCTCACGGGCGGCTTTCGCGCCGGACACGTAATCCGCCAGGGCGATCGTCCCGGCAATGACAGCGACAGCGACGGCGGCCCATACCGCGGGGGATTTCCCCAAAACGGAAAGAAAGCCGGAGAAGCCACCCCCGGCCGCTCCGACGGCTGTCGCGAACGCACCGATGCCCTTGGACACCGTGCCGATCACCCGTGTGACCTTGCCGAAGGCCAGGATCAGCGGACCGGTCACGGCGGCGATGGCGGCCATACGGATAATCTGCTGACGCTGAGCGGAATCCATGCCGCCGAGTTTATCAATGAAGCCGTTCACGCCCTCGATGATCCTGTCCAGCGTGGGACGGAGATCATCGCCCAGGGTCTGGGCAAAGAGCACGGCCTTGTTTTTGAGATTGGTCAGCCTGCTGGCTGTGGTGCTGTAGCGGACGTTGGCCTTGTCGGCAAGCGCGGTGTTCTCCTCCCATGCCCGGGCGGCCATGTCCTGCGCGCTGGCGAAAAGATCGGTCGCGTTGACGGCGCGGAGCATGGTGTCGCGCAGTCGGATCTCGCTGACGCCGATCTCGTCCAGGGTGGCGACCGCACTGATGCCCTCGTCGCTCATCTGGGACAGCCGTTCGATGAACAGCTGGAACACCCGGATGGGATCGCTCTTCCACTGCTCCACGAACTGCTTCTCCGTGATTCCGCAGACCCTGGCAAAGTCCGTCAGGGCGTCTCCGCCCGTGGTGGCGGCCACCTCCATATTGATCAGGGCTTTGGAGATAGACGAGCCGCCGGCCTGCGCCTGGATGCCGACGGAGGACAGGGCGGTGGCAAGGGCCAGCACCTGCGCTTCCGTCAGACCGACCTGCTTTCCGGCGCCGGCGATGCGCATGGCCATTTCAGCGATGGGCGCCTCAGTGGTGGCGAAGTTGTTGCCCAGCATGGCGATCGTGGAACCGATGTTGGAAAACTGGCTCTGGCTGGTGCCCATGATGTTCGCGAACTTGGCCAGCTGCGTGGCGGCGGTATCCGCGTCCAGGTCCGTGGAGGCATTGCTCAGATCGATCATGACCCGGGCGAACTCCTCGATGTGTTCCGTCGCGATGCCCAGCTGTCCGCCGGTCGCCATGACGGCGTTGATCTCATCCGTGGAGGTTGCGATCTCGGTAGACATACGTTTGGAGGCCTCCGCCAGCGTCTGAAAGTCTGCCTCTGTTCCGTTGACGGTCTTCCGTACATAAGCAAAAGAGGATTCGAAGTCCAGACTGGCTTTGACGGCGGCGGTGCCAAGCCCGACGATGGGCGTCGTAACGGTGCGGGTCAGGGTTTTGCCCACCTGTTCCGCCGATTTGCCGATTTTCTGGCAGCGGTCCCCGAACTCTGTCAGGGCTTTGCCGGCCGCCGTCCAGGCGGACTGCGCGGTGCGGAGCTGCCGGTTGGTTTCGCGCAGTTCCGCTTCCGTTTCCCGCAGCGCGGCGTTGGCGCGGTTCAGCTGTGTCTGCGCGGTGGACACCGCGTCGGCAGCGTTCTGCGTGGAACGCTTCAGCGCGTCGTTCTGTCCGGACAGCTTTTCGACCTCCGCGTCAGCCTCCTGCAGTTCCTGCTGAAAGGCCTCCATATTGGCTTTCGCCGCGATGGTGGCGGAGTCGGACTCGCCAAGAGAGTCCCGGTATTTCTCATAGTTGACGGTGGCGATCTCCACCTCGGCGCGGAGATCCGTCTGCTTCGCCTTGGCGTCGGCGAGACGCTGGGCGTAATCCTCCTGCCGGGTGTAGCATTCCTGGAGTTTCGCCGAAGCCGCCGTCAGGGCGCGCTCATACTGACCGACCGCGTCCTTCTGCAGCTGCAGCTTCCGCTGGAGCATTTCCACCTTCGCGGAAAGCCCCGCGGCGGAGGTGTCGAAGCCCTTCACCCCGGCGGACGCCAGCTTGAAATAGGACTCCGCTTCCCGGATCTGTTTGTTCACGGAGTTGATGTTCCGGGTGAAGTTATCCGTGTTCAGAGACAGCGACACGACCAGGTCGCGCAGGGATTCAGCCATGAAAGCACCTCCTTCCGGTTACGGTTTCAGCCCGGGCCAGACTTTGTCGATGAAGCCGGGCACGGACTCTTTCTTCTTCTGCCTCTTCCGGGCGTTCCAGGCGCGGACGCGGAGGAAGCCGAGCATATCCATCTCGTCGATCTCCCGCATGCGCCATCCGCCCTCCAGCAGATTGTTGTAGGTGGAATAAATGAAGTCAGGCAGCGTCAGGACTCCGCTTTCGGAACGGTCGGCTCGACCTCCGGCGTCGTCTCCTCCGCCGCCTTCGTAGGGAACTCGTCCAGGATCTCCGTGGTCTGCGTCTGCACGGCCATAAGCGCCAGGGCAATGTCGTGCATCAGGCGGTCGACCGGGTAGCCGTCCAGCATGTCGTCCGGGGTGAACTGGTTGTTGAACAGCAGGCAGAACCACTTGATCATCACGTCCAGGGCTTCTGGGATGCTGATCTGATCCGCGTCCGGCACGGTTTCGCCCTTCGCGGCAGCGTTGGCGATCCCCACGATCCGGCTGTACATTTTCGCGGCGGGTTCCATTTCACGGAGCGCCCGGCCGCTGATAAAGTCCACTGTGTATTTCTTGTCCCCAAGGGTGCAGGTAATCATTTCTCTTCCTCCTTCAGTTCGATCCAGCGGTTCAGAAAACCGAGCAGTTCGCCGCTCGTCAGACAGGGATACGGCGCGGAGGCGCAGCGCATCTGCCGGAGCAGGAACGTTATGCACGCCCGAACCTGATCCTCGTTCAGTCTGGCGGGATTCTTCCCACGGCAATCCTCATACACGGCGACATAGTCCCCGTCGTAGAGAAAATCCGGATCGTCGTATACGGCCCTGCGCC